CATGGAAAGCAATTCATGAGGACTATGAAACGGTCACGGCCTCCGGGCGGTTCAAGGTCAATATCATGCTTGCCGTGGCCGAGGACGAAGCCGACCGGACATCCGAGAGAATCCGCACGGTCTTTGAATACAAAGCAGAAAAAGGCGAAGTGCTTTCCGGCTCCATCCCGCTAGGATACAGGGTGGACGATAAGCGCCTGGTACTGGACGATAACGCCGAGACAGTCAGACAGGCGTTTGAACACTACGCCCGGACGGGGTCGCTCCACTCCGTCATGGATTTCCTCCGTGAGCGGGGAATCAACCTCCACGCGAACAGCGTCGGCAGAATGATGAAGAACCCGATATACAAGGGCGAACACAGAGGGAATCCGAACTTCGCCCCGGCCATCGTTCCCCCGGAGCTGTTCGACGACATACAGCGGCAGATACGCGCCCGATCTGTCCGAAAGAATCCCACCGGACGCATCTACATCTTTTCCGGCCTCATCCGGTGCGGAAGGTGCGGAAAGGCCATGGCCGGGATCACGAACAACGGCAAATACCCTTCTTACCGATGCACAAACGCATCCATGAACCACCAATGTACCAACAGCCACTATATCAACGAAGCGAAACTGGAAGCCGCCATTGTCCCGGTCGTTACATCGGCGTTTGAAAACTATGTCGCGGAATACACGCTCCACCGAAAAGAGCGTGACACGTCACAGGAACGCACACAACTGCGCAGACGGCTTGACAGGCTCAAAGAGGTATATCTTGATGGGTTACTCACCAAAGAGCGATACAGAGCCGAATACGCGGCAATAACGAAACGCCTTGACGAACTCATAGAACCACCGGAGCCGAACTTTCAAAAAACCCGGCAGATATTAAAAGCAGACTTGGAAGAGATGTACCCTAATTTCAGCCGCGAGGAGAAGCGAACCTTCTGGAGGTCGATTCTGGAGAAAGTCGTCATAGACGACGAAATAGAGCTTTATTTTAAGTGAAGTAATACTAATCGACATCAAGCCACGGGTAAGTGTAGAATAGTAGTAGAAACAAAAAAGGCCGGGAGCATTACGCCCCCGGCTTGTCCATTCCGTGAATAACACGGTCACGTTCTTCTGCTTTCTTTGCGTCGTTCCATCTGTCCATGGTGCCGACAAGTTAAAGATAGCCAGTTATCCGGCGAATACGTTCAAATTTGACACCTTCGCCCCGTTTGACTGACTTCATCTTCATCACCTCCCTATTACATAAGAACACGAATGTCCTTCCCTCTGCCGGAGAGGACGACGATCTGTTTGACGTGGCTGGTGGGCAGAAGCATCTTGTAAGCCGCATACGAGCCGTAATTCAGCCATGACGTTGCGGAAATGACCTTGAAGGGTCGTGTCGTGACTTTGTTGTTCCTGGTGTCCACGACGATCTTCGCGGGCTGAGTGACCCACGGTTTATGGGTGTGGCCGGTGATGAGGCAATCCACGCCGTCCATGACGTAGCCGAAGCGCTCATTCCGGTTCACGTTGCCGCCTGTGAGCATCCCGCCGCCGCTGCCGTGGGTGACGCAGAACACATAGGCCGGACGGTCATCAGAATCGCTCCGTCCCCCGCTCTCCGTGCGCTGTTTGCCGAGCTGCACCTTCATAAACGCCATGTTGGTGCGGTAGAGGTGTTCCAGATCCAGCTTGCACATGATGTCGTATGTAATGTCGCTGTCCACGTCGCGCATGGAGCGCCGTTCGTGGTTTCCGGTGACAGCACACAGGATGCGTTCACGGAGCGGGGTGAGCATTTCGGTTATGATGCGCTTCTGCTCCCGTGGCCGCATGACTTCTTCGTACACGTTCGACACGCTGTTTTTTGTCGCGTTGTTCACGAGGTCGCCGCCGAGGATGATAAAAGCGTGAGGGTCGTTCAAAATGTCGATGCAAAACTGTGACCACTCGCGCTCCATGTGTTCAGCCGCGCCCAGGTGAACATCAAAGATAGGATATATCTTGATGTCGTCCTGTGCAGAGAATTGATGGGTTATCAATTCAAAGTCGTTCAGCATATCAGTTAATCAGCTTTCCCCATGTTTTCGCGCCGACTTCGCCATCGGCGGTGAGGCCGTTCGCCTTCTGGAACTTAACGACGGCGGCCTTTGTCTTTGCTCCGAACTCTCCGTCAACGGTGCCGACCGAATAGCCGAGGCCGTTCAGAAGGATCTGGAGTTTATTGACTGCGCTCCCCTTGGAGCCATATTTCAAAAGATATGCCGCAACTGTCACGGTTTTACCTCCTTCAATCTCCCCGCAGAGGACGGCAAAACACCAACACACGAACACCGCACACCACGGATATGCCGAACCGGACACGGCCTTGCCATAGAACCATGTGTTGTATTTGACGTTGTTGGAGTTGGCCGGGGATTCCTTCACGCCGACCTGTCCCGCCGCGATCTGGATGAGCCGCGCCGCCGTCTGTGCGCTCGTCCACTTCGCTCGGACGTAGCCCACGACCTGCGAGACATACCGCGTCCGGCGCATGACCGCTCCGCCGTTGTCGTTTGACGTGACAGAGGTGTTCCCCTCGATGGTGGACAGCGTGTTCCCCGTCTGCGACACGAGGATGCCGACGTGCTGTCTTGTCTTGTGATTGCCGGAGAAGTCGAACAAAACGAGGTCGCCCGGCTGCCCCGCCCCCGTGTAGGGGATGAAGCAGCCGTTCTGTTTCGCCCAATCTCCGAGGATTCCGCAATTCGCAGTTTTCGGAATAAGCATTTTATTCATGCTTCCCGGCCTTCGTTTCGACCTCCGGCAGACCCGCAACGCTTGTCAGCAGGGACAGGATTCCCGCCAGAAGCGATGCACTTCCGACCATGACCCAGTTCACGTCGCCCATGACAGCAGACGTTCCGATGGTAGCAACAGCCGTCTGTGCCGTGGTTTTGATCGCGCGGATTGCCGCCGCTTTAATCCATGTCATGTTTTGCACCTCCTCAAACGCCGAATAGCATTTTTACCAACACGCCGATTAACGCCGTGCCGATTACCCCCACGCCCCAAAGGATAGCCGATAGCTTTGTGTTGATGACGGCGAACTCCGTGTCTTTCTGCGCCATCCTGTCCTCAAGGGCTTTAACGCGATCTTCGAGGTCTGTCATTATCAAGCCCTCCTGTTAATCATCATCGTTCCTGTTTTTCCATGCCACGGTTACGCACATGACCACCAACGGACTAATGCCGAGGAGCAGTCCGAGCGCAAATGCGACAAAGACCTTCCAGAACATTGGTTATTCCTCCTCGACAGGTTCTTCCTCGGTGGGTTTGTCCTCCTCAAACGCCGCATAGAAAACCTCTTTTGCGGCATCGCTGATCCATCCGTAGCGTTCGGTGTCTTCGATCAGCAGACAGGCATAATCGAACGAATACTCACCACGCCGGACGCAGTTGATAAACGCATTGATTACCCTCTGTTCGCGCTTTGTCATTTTCGTACCTCCTTAATCAAGCACAAGGGCTTGTACTTCTGCGATTCGCTTGTCGATATACAGTCCCGTGTCGGCTCTGTATGTTACCGTGGCATCGCCCGTATCGCTCCAGATGTTGTTTGCGCCGAGAAGGGTTCGTACCTCGGTAGGTGTGAGGTTGACCTCGATAGGTGTGGCAAGCGGATAGACAAACTGCACGCCGCTCATCGCGCTGGCGATTTGTGCCGCCGTTGAACAAGCGGCGTTTCGATAATATGTAAGTGTTCCGTTAACGCCGAAAGCGTATTGACCGTCCAGCAGGGACGCTTTAATGGTGGCCTCATTGTTGCTCAGTCCGAACGAATATTGATCGCTTAGACCCGGGTCATCCACTTGGGTTCCGGTGTAGATTTTTCGCGGATTACCGCCAGTGTTTGTACTACTCAGATTTAAGCGGAATATTCCTTTTGCAGCATCGACCACCGCCCAATACGATGCGGAAAATGTACCAAGGTCAATGATGCGCCTTGTCACCGTCAGCTTGCCCGTGGTCACATCGAGCGTCCCTCCGTAGACCGTGCCAGCCGAGCCGAAGCTGACCTCGTAGGTGTCGGCGGTGTAGGGTTCGTAGGTTGCGTCCGTGATGGAGGCGGGGCGAATCATCGGCTGAACCGTAGCGTTTGCAGTTGCCCCGGAATGAACACGGATATACAACGTGATGGTATCATCGCTTGATAGGCTGAACGACGGGCCGGGGGAGGAACTATTGCCACGTGCGATAACGCCGCTCGAACCGCCGAGATAGGTATCTATGGTGGTGAACGATTCCGTGATGCCAGACGAATAGACGAAACTCCCGGCTTTGAGAGGAAGCGATACGGATACCGTAGCGTCCGCAGAAGCCGTGCCGCTGAGCTTCACAGACCCGTCCTCATTCACGGTAAACGTGATGCCGTTCTTCGTCTGCGTGGCCAGCGTGTTTTTCAGCAGGTTCTTCCCCGACCTCTTGATGGTTGCCTTGGTAAATCCGCTGATAGCCCTCACATTGGACGGCGAAGGTGTTCCGTTTCCTGCCTGTTTCGGGACGATGGAGACGGTCAAGTCCTCGACAAGTGCATTGTTAGCGCCGTCTGAAAAGGACGCAATAGACCCGGATGCCGTGTCAATGGGCAGGGTCTTGTTGACAGCATCGGCTAGGGCGTTCTCGATGGCGTCCTCAATGATGCTGTCGAAATCATTGGAATCAATGATTGTTTCGACTTGGAGCGCGGACGGCTGCACCCACAGATTGAACCGATGCGTTCCGACGCGGTTGTTCCCGCTCCACACGATGATGCCGCACTTTACAAGGCCGGAAACAACGGTCATCTGTCCGGTCACGTCAATGACGACTGCGCCGTTCTCAACCGTGGCCGGGTAAGAGAATCCCGTCCCGCTCGGCTTCGTGCCGATAACGGTATAGGTGTACTCGTCCGTCATGACGAGCGGCGTGTCATCTTGGTAGATGTGCGCTATCAGCGTCCGAAGCCCGGTGTCGTACTGATCCACCTCGACGCGCGGCGGGAGGCCGTGCGGAACGATGTTGATGTCAAATTCCTGTGTTATCATGTGTCCACCTCACATCAAGGCCGCCACAGTATCGGCCAGATTCTTTCGTACTGTTCCAAGCGTTATACTTTCGTACCGTTCAAGGATGACGTTGTATTCCGTCTTTACGACCTTCGCCTTTGTCTGTACGTTCAGACGAGGGAAGAACACCGTCACCGTGTCACAAAGGCTTACTTGCTCCAAATCCCTAAACTCGGAATACTCCGGCGTTTGCCAGAGCGGGAAGAACTCAATCTCCGTGCTGACAACAGGAACGCCGACATTGTTCGCGTTGATATAGCTAGCCGCCTTCGCTTCAAGCTGTGCGGCAGTCGGGACGGTTTCGGCATAGTCCCCGGTGAAGTCCATGCAAACCGTCTTGAGGAACGGGAACGAACTGGCGTTGGGTGAATACTGGATGCTCCCATATACCGTGGTATCTTCCATCGAGTAGTACGGAAGGATGCCGCACACCGTCTCCGCGATGTTCAACTCCTGCTCTATGGACATAAGGTTCTTGCCATATCGGATGGTAACGCCGCTGTCCGTGCCGCGCTCCCGCCGCCAGATTATCTTTCGGTTGTCCCACTCATACTCACCGCCGAACACATCGAGAACAGAGCCTTGATGCCCCCCGAGCATGGATTTTGTGGAAATGGGGATTGCCGTGCCGAAACTAACCGCGCTCGGCAGCTCATAGAACTCAAGGTCGAGCAAAAACGGCGGTTGGTTTATCTCATTCCGCCAAATGATATTTAGTGCCGTGGCCGGAGAAATAACCGTTGCGTCAAACGGTTTTACGGGATAGAACGACAAATCATAGCTGACGTGATTCGCGTACACCGTCATGGTGTTCATGTTCGGCGTGACGCGCACGATGCGGAAGCATTGAAGGTCGCTTTTGTCGTTTTGTCGCGCCTTGATAATTCGCTGTGTTGCGATGTCCTCCGCATGGATGCCGTTTAGGGGATATTCCATTTGTAGCGTGTATTCGCCGTTCCGCTCCTCTGTCACAATGCAAGAGATGCAGTCCTGCAAGCGCCCGATGCCGTTCGTGACGCTCCATGCGTCTTGTAAATCTGCGCTATACAAAATCGGGATCATACTTCCCACCACCCCGGAGCAATCACGGCCTTTGTAAAGCCGGTCGTGGCGATGACCACCATCGCGCCGCCCTTTATGACGGGGAAATCATAAGCAAGCGAACCGGACACGCCGCCTTCCCACAGCGTCACAGCGGAGTTGAGGTTGGTAATCACGCCGTCCTTGTAATAGCAGTCGGAAATCGAGCTGTCCACAGTAACGCCAGCGGCGGTCACCGTGTCGATTGCGATGTCGTAGCTTGAGTAATATACCGTTCCATCTTCGCTATACGTCCCGAGCGAGATTGTTGTATCTGACGCGCCGTAGAACGTCATTACAGGCCGAGCGGCATACGGAGTTGGATTTAACAAAACGATTCCCGTGTCGTTGTAAAGCGTCGTCGCGCCGTCGTTGATGATCGTGATATAGCCGTTTTCGCCAACGGGGAAATCCACCGTTGCCGTCGCCGCGTTTGCCGGTACTGTTCCCGTATAGGACACCGCCTGTGCGCTGATGGCCGTTGTATCGGCGCGAATGGACGCGCCTGCGGATGTGTAGTATGTCACCACCACATTCCCCGTTCGCCCGGACGGGTATGTCCCACGCACGGAGAACCGCGTCCCCGGCGTGACTTCGATTCCGGCCACACGGGAGCCGGTACTGGTAGCCGTCACCGGCATATACGTCACAGCCTCCGCACCGGATGTCAAAAACCGTTGTGGCTTGCAGTTGAACACGATGTCAAATTTGCCGGATTTGTTGTAAACGCCCGTCCTCGGCTGAACAGGCCCGGAGAACATCGCCTCTCGGTAATGCTCCGTGTCGTATTCGTCCGTCAACTTCTGATATCCAGTGTACTGCATCATCGCGGCCTTGAGGCGCGGGAACAGCTCGTCAAAGCCGCGCGAAATGAACGCCGGGTATGTCACTTGAATGTTGTGGAATCTTCCGTTGTCTTGGACAATGCTTCCATTCCGTCCGGGGATGTCGATGATGTCAACGTCACGCTCCGGCGCGTCGAAGGTGCCCGTCCCGGAGATTCCAACGCCATATTCACGGGAAACAATGTCCCCAAACTTAAACGCCTTCACGCAAACACCGCCCTTCGTGCGTAGACCGCCTCATTGATCTTGCGCGAGACGATTTCCGCGATTTCCTCCGCGTCCTGTCCGGGAGCTGCGTTCACAACAATGTTGATGTCGTTGTTGTAGGTGTTTTCTCCCATGCCGTCAGCAACGGCACCGCGAATCATGGAATACATCATCGACTGACCAATGACGACCTCGCCCCCGTTCCCGTCGCCAAAGCCCTTCAAGCCGGATGCCGTAGCAAGCACGGTCGGACGATTGAACATCATCGGCTGTCCGTATGCTTTCTTATACCAACTAATGGACAGGTGAGGGACGCTCGGCGGGTTCAGCGAGAACGACCCGACAATGGAGAAATGCGGTAGTTTCAGATCGGGCAGTTTCCAAGAGAAGTTGAAGAATCCCTTGATTGCGTTGATGGCGTTCTGCACCGCCGTCTTTGCCGCCTCAATGGGATGCGTTATAGCGTACTTCGCAGCATCGAATTTCGCCTTGATGATGTTGTAAACGCCGGTCACGATGGAGGTAACTGTGCTCTTGATCCCGGTCCACACGTTGGATATGGTCGATTTGATGCCGTTCCACACGTTAGAGGTCGTTGTCGTGACGTTGTTCCATGCGTTGACAATGCTGTCCTTCAACGCCTGAACTTTTTCGCTGACCCACGTTGTCACAGTCGACCACACGCCGGAGAACCATTCTGTAATAGCGCCCCAGTTTTTCACGACAAGAATCACCGCCGCGATTGCCGCCGCTACTGCAGCGATGATAGGCAGCGCAGGAGCGATAGCAACAAGCACAGAGCCGATGGCCGGAAGCACCGTACCAACAAGCACAGAACCAACAGACGCAATCACAGGGATAGCCGCGCCAATGCCAGAAACAATGGCACCGATGCCGGACACGATTCTGCCGCCTACGGAAAGAACAGGCCCCACCGCCGCAACAATCCCGGCAACCGTGATGATTGTTTTCTTTGTGCCTTCGTCCAGTTCGCCGAATTTGTGGATCATTTCGGTGATACTCTGGATGAACGGAGTTACCACGGGGAGAAGTTCCTGTCCGAACGCAACACCGAGGTTGTTAAGCTCCGCTTTCATCGTGCGGAGGCTGTTGGCTGCGCCATCTGACGTTGCAGCATAGTCGCCTTGCGCGTTCTTCGTCTGATCCAGAACGTACTCATATCGGAGCGCCACTTTCTCAGCCTGTGACATCTCCGAATACACGCGTCCCGTCCGGCTTGCGAACTCCTCAAGGTTCGTTTGCGTCATAACAACGCCGAGCCGCTTGAGCGATTCTGTCTCGCCGGTGAACACGCCGTTCAACGCCGTCATAGCCTGGTCAATGTCCACGTTCTTGAACGAGGACAAATCACCGGCAAGTCCGGCCAGAGCCGTTGACATGGAGGCCGCTTCCTCGGTAGAAAGCCCCATGCTCGTACCCATATCACCGAACAGCGCCGCCGCTTCAAGCGCCGCGTTCTCGGAAAGGCCGAATTGCTCCGTCGCCGTTTCCGCCCACGCTTTGACGTTCTCGGCGCTATCACCGAACGCAACGTCAACCTTGTTGATGTTCTCCTCGTAGTCGGACGCGAACTTGAACGCCGCCGCGCCGGCCGCCACAATGGGAGTTGTTACGCGGGTCGTCAGTTTATCGCCGATGCCGGAGATTTTTTCGCCGACCGCGCTAATCTTCTGACCGGCTGTTTCCCACGCCTGCCCGACAAGCTCAATCGAACTTGGAAGCGACTGGAGTTCGGCCTCCATGCTGTTCAACTGCGTTTCAGCGTTCGCAAGAGCCGTCTTTGCGCGGTTGATGGTGTTTTCGGAAGCGGAGCCGGAAGCCTCCGCCTGGTCGATGGCGCTTTTCAACTGCTCGATCTTCGACTTCTGTTTGTCGATGGCAGTATTGAGCGCCTCACGTTTCTGCTTGACCTTTTCCTGTGCCGATGCCGACTTATCAAAGGACGACTTCAACGCATCAACTTCGGCTTTATATGTTTTTGTCGCTGTGGTTACATTGGTGATTGCGGCCTTAAATTCTTTCTCGCCTTGCAGCTCGATTTTCGGCCCAATGTTTACAGGCATGGAATCACCTCAAATGTATCGCGTCGTCAAATGACGTTATTCGCTTGCTTTTCTTTTTCGGGACAGCGGTTCCCTCAGTAATGGAAAGACAGGCGATCATATCCATCATCTCGCCATAACGGGTTATGAGGATCTCTCGCCTGTCCATTCCCAGCTTCCTGCCGTAGAACAAGTACCACGACAGATTCAGCGTTATTCGCTGTCCCCGTCCGCGTTTTTTCCCTTACCCTTGACGGGTTCCGTCTCGATGGTGATGGTCGCATCACCAGTCCACGCGCGGAGCGCTTCGACGAACACCGACTCAAACTGAGCATCATCGAGGGACAGGACTTCTTCAGCGGTGAGCGGGCGGCCCTTGTATCCGGGTTCCTCCCACTCACGCGCCATTTCATAGCCCTTGGACAGGGCCGCGACAAATGCCGCCGCCGCCTTCTGAGACTTCGCGTACTCTTTGGACGTGAGCAGCTTGTCGAATTTGTTGACATCCCCATCCGGGGACATTTCCGCGACCTCACACGTTGCGAGGATCGTTCGACGGAAGTTTACATCTCTGCCGTGAATTTCCATCGTGTCGCCCTCTTAGGTCGCCGCCGTCAGAATCGCCTTGTAAGCGTCAACAGCCGCCGCCTCGGTGGTCTGTGCCGCGCCGATGAGCTTCCACGCATGGGCGGTGGAATCGTCGCGCATGATGGAGCCTTCAAGCTCGGTCGTCTGCCAGTCGATCTCCTCTTCCTGGGTTTCCGCCTCAAGACCCTCCGGGTTGAACTTGACCTTGTTGAGGATATACGGCACATAGGACGTAACGCCGTCCTCCATGTACCGCGCCACAAAGCCGAAGCCGACATACGGGATGGCCTGTGTGTCGTCGTACTGCTCAAACACGACCGTCGTGTCCGTGCCGATCGTAACGCTCTTGGACGCGGTGATACCCATAATGAGCTTCCGCGCGGCATCCTTGAGGCCGTCAACCGTCAGAGTGACCGTGCCGGAGCTGAATCCCTGGTTGTCGGTTTCCGCGAGAACGTTGTCGGCGTAGAAGTCGTTATCGTCCGACGTTTCCACGTCGAGCGAAACGCTTACGCCACGGGCAAGGGGAATCCCGCCCGAATAGCTGATAGTGCCGCTGGAGTTGGCATACAGCGCAACCCACGGCTTCGAAAAGCCCGTAAGAACTCTTCCGTTCGCCATTGGTTTTCCTCCTAAAAAGATAGGGAACGGTTACTCCGTTCCCATGATTTCTTCAAGTTGTTTATCAACCTCTGCCGCCATCGCCTCTTCTGCCTCCGATTTTGACATACGGACAGCGTTTGAAATAAACGGATGTCGGTTAATAAACGTCGTTCCACTCTCAATGGAACGTGCAATCATCGCGTTCGGCTTGCCGTTCGGGTACTTCTCCGTAACATCTGAGTTATACCCGTCCATGCCGATTTTCACGTTGATGTTGCCGTTTTCGGTGCGCTTCTTGGCGATGCCTAAACCTTCGAGCAATCCGTCCTTTTCCTCTTGCGTCGGATCACGGCGGCCTCTGCTGCGGCCTTGTTGCACCGGGAGCGCTTGGATGTTCGCCCGAATCTGGTCGGCCACTACATCCGCGCCTTGATAGATTGCTCGACCAGAGATCTCCGGCACACGGTACTTCAAATCGTCAAGGCTTGCGATGTAGTCATCCACGCCTTTACCAACTGTCAGTCGTGCCATTACGCAACACTCCACGTCCATTGATAGTGGATAAGGTTTGTTTCATCCTCGTACTGGACGGAATCGAGCCGCCACGCGAACGGCACGGCCTCCGCAATACTCTTGAGCGTGTCCTGCACGGTGTCGAGCGCGGTGTCATACTCCGTCTTTGTGTAGTAATCCACATACCCGCCGATGGCCTGTTCCTGTTTCCGGTTGTCAGCGTCAAGCGGCGTTGTCTCGCCGTCCTCCGCCCACACGCAGAACGGAGCCGTCATGTTCGGCCTCCAGTAGTGGTACACGTTGTCACCCAACGCTTCAACAAGAGCAGTTCCAATAAGTTCAAGTTTCGCTTGCAACGTCATAGAACTCCTCCAGTCTGACGAGGGTAAGGTCAACCGCGTCGATGTCCACCATCTCCTGCACCGCGTCGATGCGGTACTGCTTGCCGTCCTCAAGGATGACATACTTCGCGTTGCCGGGAACGGACGGCGTGTTGTAGCAACGAACAAGAACGTCGAAGTTCCGATTCGCACCCGCAGCCGCATAAAGCCGCGTCACGCCTACCGTCCGTCGCCCATAGTAAGCGATGGAAACGGACACCAGCTTTTCAACTGGCATCCGTCCCGGCAGAGATATGTTACTCAACTCATAGAACGTCAGAATCCCATCGTCACGCATCGGAATCCACCCCTAACCAATCGGTGTACCCGGTGGCGGTTCCCATCTGTGCCTTCTGTTCGTCATAACTGCTCTTGAGCCAAGCACGTTGTGAGGGGTCAATGCTGACCCTGTTCATGGCGCAGTAAGTACATACCGCGCGGATCACAAGAGGGTCAGACACTTCGGACGGGTCAACCGCCGTTTCCTTCGTGACCCCGGCGATTCCGAGGTCAAGCAACGCCGCCTCGATAAGCTGTTCTAAGTCAGCGTCAAACGCGGTCGTCGTAATGCGGAGCGCCGCCTTTACCTTTTCGAGCATCGTTCCCCCTCCTTCCTGTTACTTCTTCGCGGGTTTCTTTTCCGTTTTCTCCGCTACCTCCACCGCGTAGCCGGTAGCCACGAGCTGCCGCAGAAGTTCCGGGGAAACCTCAACGATCTCCCCGGCCTTGTGCGTGAGCCGCGTGTCATGGAGCAGACGGGCCTTCATTAGGCGCTGACCTTGGCGAAGAACAGGTTGCCGACGACGGCGATCGCGGACGGCTGACGACCGAGGATGTCCACCAGGTCGAGCTTCATGCGGGTCTTGTCGTCATACTTGAACTCGATGGAATCGCCCTTCGGCAGATTCTCCATCACGCCGGACAGGTCGCCGATGATGGGAGCGGTGGCCGCGTCGGAGAACAGAACCTCCAGACCGTCAAACGGGTCAACGTTGTAGTTAGCGCCCATCTGGAGGCCGCGATAGGTAGCATACTGCGCGGGAGTGCAGATGATCACCAGATTCTCAGCCGCAGCGCTCAGAAGCGCACGGGCGTTCACGAAGTCGGTGATAGCACCGGCAGCGGAACCAGTCTTGGCAACGGCGGGATGCGCGGCATCGGCGGTCTGGGGAGCGGCAAGGATGGCCGCAACGACAGCATTCTCACGAGCCTTGATAAGGCCACGGGCGACCTCATCATAGATGTACTCCAGATAAGCCTCGCCGGACATGGTGTCCAGAGCCTCGTCGGAGATGCTGACCCACTTCTTGTAGGTGGTGGGGATCATGTGGACAATACCGAGGACAAGCTCTTCCTCCGCAACGGGAGTGGTAGAGCCTTCGGTGTGGGTGCCAGCGGCGGGAGCGCTGATCTCGAAGCCTACCTTCACGTTGCCAGCGGCGTTCATGCGGCGGACGCGGGACAGGATGCGGCTCTCCTTCAGACGCTCGGCAACGATGCCGGCCACGAACTCGGGCACGGGAACAACACCGCCGGAGATGTTGTCGGTCAGCAGGGAACGGCACTCGGCGTCATCGCCGGTCTTGACATAATTGGCGTACGCGTTGATGTACGCAGGGGTGTTGCGAATCTCCATGTTGGTCATGGCGTTTCTCTCCTCTTTCTCAGCAGTTTTGATTACCGTGCCAGCGCCAGCGGCAACGGCGTTGCGGATTTCCACCCGCTTTTCCTCATCGGCTTTGCGGCGCTCGATTTCCTCCTTGATGGAGCGGGCCTCCGCCTCCAGCGCGTCAAGGTCAGCACCGTCAGCTTCGACCTCGACCGCAATCGCGGCCTTCCGTTCCTCAAGGGCCTCGATGGTCATTTCTTTCAGATCCATCACAGTACCTCCAGAAGAATCTTGATTTTCTGCTTCCGGCGCTCGATTTCCCGCTTTTCGGCCTTGGCGCTCTCCAGCGATGCCTTCGCGCTCTCCAGCGCATCAGACAGGCCCCTCGCGGTAATAGAGGTGGAAGTGTATGCCGGGAACGTCACAGCGGAAACTTCAAACACACGCCCAATGGAACTAATTCTCCTGTGCGGGTGTTCGCTCTCCAGGTTCTCCCAGCTATCCCCATCCACCGTGAACATGAACGACATACCGGTAATGTCACCACGTTCAACGGCGGAGTAAAGGCTCTTTGCGTCGGCGTTGTTATCCGTGTCCAGGTCAACACGAATCGCCATGCCGTCGTCGTCAATCTCCATCTGCATCGTGGAGTTGGCGTTATTGTTACGCGACCTCGCAAGCGGGATCATGTCGGTGTTGTGGTTCACCAAAAAACGCACATCCCGGAGGTCGGTGTTGTCCAGCGCCCCGCGCTGAATCGTCTCGTCGTACCATCCCATATCCTCCGTCTTGTCATAGACGATAGGGCGGCCAGACAGAAAATGCCCGTGCTCGTCGTTCTGTTCGGCACGGACTTCAAAATCAAAGGTTCTGATTTCCTTCATCGGAAGAATCCTCCTCCCCAACGTTGTAATACTCACCGCGCACCGGAAGCTGATTGCCAATCTCGTCCGGCAGCGGCGTAAGGTTGAACACCTCGCGGAGTTCGTTGCGCGTCATCAAACCACGGTCGGCCATCGCCGCCGCAAGTTCGAGCTTGTCCTTATTGCTCATGTACTGGAGCCGGTTCGCGGTCGCCATGACGAAGTTCCCGCTCGACTGTTCGCGGAACGAAAAGAGCATCTTTGTCATGACCTCGGAGAACTGCACGGCAAACGGCTCAATCGCGCCTTCATAGAACGCCGACCACGCATCGCCATACGCCTTGTTCTCCAGAACATCCTCGTTCACGCCGAAGTATTCAAAGACGTTTTCTTTGATGACCTTCATCTGGTCGGCATCCACTACCCACGGCTTGACATCAACTTGCTTGATGTTCTGGTAGGTGTTCGGGAACAGGAGCAAGCCGCCGCCCTTCGCATCGCGGGAGAAGTTCTCCGATGTGAACCGCTGACGTTCTTTCGCCAAATCCTCCGCTCTTGCGAAGTTGGACATCTGAGCCATAAAGCGATAAGTCGCCGCAGACTTCACGCCCTCCTGGATGCCTTGATTCTGGATGTGAATCAGATCCATCGTGGGGAGCAACGCGCGGTTACTTTCGCCGAAGAAATCGTCCCGGTACTGGTGTTTAGTCATTACGCCGCAGTATGACAGCTCCACCGCCGCCCGCTCTCCCCATGTGAAGTGGAAGCGGAGATAAGGCACATTGTCATACTGCACGATTTCACAGCGGGACGGGAGCGGCGTGTAAACGCCGGACGGTTCACCGTACTGGTCGTACACCGGAACAATAAACGCTGTGTTGTGGATGTCCAGAATCGTACTCAGACGGTACATGAACTGTGACCACGTTTGGAACTCGTTCGGGCCGTGCTTGAGCTTGTTCTGGAGCGCCGGGCGGGCGGAGCCTTTCGTTTCCACGTTCAGCTTCGAGATGTGCGTCGCCCGCGTATGTATCGCCGAACGCACAAGCTCCGATTCGTACACGCCACCGGCAAAGGACGTGAAGTGCGGCGTGTAGCCGTTCAGCATTTTGAAAACGCCCTCATACTCCCCTTTCGGGTTCGGGCGCTTTCCGAAGATTTTGTCAAATAGAGACATAAGCATCACCTATTCTGGAGTTGTTCGCCGATCTCGCTGAACCATTTCTGCCGGACGGTCAAAGCGTCGATAAGCGCCGCCGCGCCGTCGATGTGCGCGGTTGGGTTGAGTTTAATCATCTTCGACTTCCCGCTTTCGTTGTCTTTTTTCAAAGCGCAGTCGAGAAGATGCACCTTCAACAAATCGTTGTCGCCGATGTCGATAACGCCGTCCCGCATCAAACCCTCGGCCTCCATGATGACCGGGGAGAGGTTGAAGCCTTGGAACACGTCGTCCATGTGGAAGCCGTACTGCTGCATTTCCGTTGTCAAATACTGCGCGTTGTAACGGTCATACCCGACTTGGAGCGGGAATATCTCGTATTGCTCCACAAGCGACTTGAACCAGTTCAAACAATCGTGGTAATCCACGAAGTTGTCACCGGACGGTTCAAGCAAGCCGCGCTGAATGTATATGTTGTACGGCACAGAATCCCGCGCCGTGGCCTCCTGTATGCGCTCAGAAGGCAACCAGAACTTGCAGAACACATACAGCCGTGATTCCTTCTCGATGACGACACAGGCCGCCGTCAAGTCCGTCGTGCGCGAGAGGTCTATCCCGCCGACGCAATAGCAGCCTCGGAAGTCCTCAAGGGACAGCGGCTTTGTATATGCACGGTTCACCGTTTCGGTGGACAGCCATGCGAGGGAACTGTTCTGCTTGATGCAGCAGTATTTCGTTAGGAACTCTGCTTTTTTGGAAAGCGAACCTTCCGCAACAGCGATTTCTTCGAGCAGATAATCAACGGACACGGACACGCCCAGGTTCGGGTTTGACTTCCGCAGTTCGTTGATGTCGTTCCACTTCTCGATGTCGTCCACCATGTAGAGGAACGGGAGAAGGCGCTTCTCTTTGGAATCGCCCAAAAGAAAACGAGTTGATCGCTTGACCAACTCGTCGTATATGCCGTCATTGATATAGCCGGATGTCGTGCAGGAGAGCATCATCGCCTCCGGCCTCGCGCCCATACCGGACTTCATAACCTCGTATTGTTTGAGGCCGTTGTCTCCCGGCCACGACGCTATCTCGTCGCAGATCGCCAACGACGGATTAAAGCCATCGGACTTCTTCGCTGAAAACGCAATCTTCTTCATCGTGGAGTTTGCGACGGGATAGAACAAATCCGTCGCGCGTTTCTTCACGATCTCTGTATCATCCGCGACCTTGGAATGTGTCGCCTCGCGCTTCTTCTCCAGGCGCTCTTTTCGCTTCACTTGATCCGGGTCGAGCTGAATGATAGACCATGTATTACCGTACACGATGTCAGCCTGGTCGAGTTTCGGAGCAACGTTATAAACGCGGCAGCCGAAGCCGCCGTCCACGCGGAAGATGTAATTTGCAATCGCCGACGCTAGGAGCGACTTTCCGTTTTTCCTCGCCACGACGAAAACCACTTCGCGGAAGATGCGGTTCCCGTCCTCATCCACGATTCCGAAGATGCACGACACAAACGCCTTCTGCCACAGCTCCAACTTGAACGGCCCCGGAGCAAGCGGCCCCTCGACATGGAAACAATGTTCCTCGATCCATCCGATGGCCTTCCCCGCCTTCTTCTGGTCGAACAGGAAGCGCTTCTCCTCGATCCCGGCAACGATGTAGTCATACAATCGTTTGATCCACTCGCCCACCAGAATCGAGCCGTCGTTTATTTTTTGGTAGTAAGCGTAAATATAGTTTTCCATGCCGTTTTTCGGGCTTCTCGCGCTGTTTCGAGGGAGGACGCGTTAAAATCTACC